TTATATTCCATTTAGATATTTAATTCCATCTAACTCCCATTCTTCTATACCTGTATTATCTCCAGTCCAAAAAGAGCCTTCTTCAGCAGTATATAAAGATATTTCTAAAGTATTTTCAAAGCTTAATGTTTCATTATCTATTAACTCTGTTGTTGTTACAGTCCATTCACTTCCATCTACACTTGAATGAGCAAATTCAATTAGTTTTTTATCTAATTCATCAAAAACTTCACTTGTTACTATATAATAATTCATTATTTTGATTCAAAATTAGAGTTACCACTTAAAACAATATTAGGAGCAGAGTTTCCACTACTATCATTACCATTGTTTTCCATTTTATAATACATTTTTAAATTACTAGAAGCACTATGTGCAGTTGCATCAAGTGGAGTGCCACTATTATATAATTCAGTAATCTCTGATTGTGATAATTTCTTATCCCAAATAGTTACATCATTGTATTTTGTTTCTGCACTATTACCTGATTTAGCATAACTCCAACTATTACTACCTATAGCTATTTGTCTGTCTGCTGTACTCATATTAGGAGTTCCTTGTCCAGTTCCATTTGAGCCATAATGACCATTTCCTAGTGGAGTAGCGTTCCAATACATTGGAGCATTACTAGATCCAGCAGAATTTGATGTTCCTTTAGTAACTGTAATCATTGTATAACCAGCAGAATTAGCATTACCTCTATTTGCACTACTCCAATATTGTGAACTTCCTAAACCAGCAGCAGCATAAGCAGCAGCATGGTTACCAGAGTTCGCATGGAATAAATAAAAGTTAGATTTTTTTGCATTTGAAGCAGAACGATATTCAAAATATAATCTATTGTTAGATTCATGATAAAAAATTCTTATCATATTGGCACTAGAATTTGTTGTTCCTGAAGTTGTAGAAGAAAATAAATGAATATTAGTATTTAAAGAACTATTCCATCCTGCTTTTACCCAAAAAGATATAGTATAGGCAGAGCTATGAATAAAGTTAAATTTACCATTTGTATCTGCTATACGAACAGATTGCCCAGTACCAGTAGTAATAGACTTAGCAACAGCATTAGCATTATCAAAAGAAGCAGAAGGTTCATTATATTCCATTCCAATAACATTGTCAATGTTAGCAATTTGCACAGTATTAACACTTCTTATGCGACTAGACTCAACTCCATTTATATGACTTAAAACATTTGCCATTATTCAGCTATTTCTATCCAAGTATTATCAGGATTAAACCAGATTTGTTTATCTCCAGATCCAGTAGTTACTTTGTAACCAATAACTCTAACATAATCACTAGTACCACTTGGAGCAACTCTAGTTATTTGACCTGCACTATTTGATAAATATAAAGGTACTCCACAACCAGAACCAGGATCAACGGATAAAGTAACCATTCCTCTTAGAAGCATACCAACTTCACCAGGATCTCCACTACCTAAAGCTATAGCTAATAAACTTGTAGATGAAACAGCAGCATCAGCATCAGAATAAGACCAAGAACCAGAACCATTAAGGTAATAACATCTTCCTTCAACAACTTGATTCTCTTCGCTACCACCACCAAAATGTACTATATCGCCTTCTCCATTGCCATTAGTATTGGAACTAGGGGCAAACCCCCTAGAACCAAACTTTTCATATTTATTAACTGACATCTAATTATTGTACTTTAATAACCATTATTGTAACATCATTAGCAGAAGGAGCTGTACGGAAATCTACAGTAACTTGATTAACAGTATTTCTAACTACTTGTGCATATACAGTTTCAAAAGATGATGTATCAAACATTTGAACAATAACTGCTTTTGTGCCTAAACTATGAGTTACTACTATTGATGTAGCACCACCTATTGTAGTAGTGTATGACCTTGCAGCTAATCCAGCAGGAGTTACAAATTGAGTAGTTTCAGTCCCAGCTTTAGCTTCGTCAGTAGTAGCTCTTTCTGCAATACCTTTTGTAGTAGTATTTGCATCTGGCTCATCACCAGTATTTGTTCCACTTACTGCAATATTTGCTACATTTCCTAACCCAACCATTCCTTTACTTATACCTCCTACTGTTCCCGTAAATGTTGGAGAAGCTGTATTAGATTTAAGTCCTATAGCAGTTGTAACACCTGAAGCATAATTAGCATCATCACCAATAGCTGCTGCTAATTCGTTTAATGTATCTAAAGCACCTGGAGCATCAGCTATAAGAGCTGAAACATTAGCTTTTACAAAAGCAGTAGTTGCTATTTGAGTAGTGTTAGTATCAGTTCCTGCTGTTGGAGCTGTTGGAGTTCCAGTAAGGGCAGGAGAAGCCTTTGGAGCTTTTCCATTTAAAGTTGATACTTGTGCAGCCGACATAACACCTGAAACAGATGTAGTTGCAACTGGAATGATAGCATCATTACCATCTGAAGATGCTATTGTTCTTGCAGCTGTTGTACCTGAAATAGATAAATTTGTTGAAACATTATGATTAACATCTGTTGCCTTTGCAGTATTAGCTGTAATTGCACTAGCTTGAGCTGAACTAATACCAGTTTTAGAGGCATTTGCAGTTATTTTCTCAGCTTGACTATCTGTTATACCAGTCTTATTCGTATTAGCTGTAATTGCAGATGCTTGACCTGAAGTAATGCCAGTCTTTGAAGTATTCGCAGTTATAGCAGAAGCCTGACCTGAAGTAATACCAGTCTTAGAAGTATTTGCTACAACAGCACTTGCTTGCTCATCAGTCATTGCACCCCAAGCAGATGATGTAGCTGCTGGTATAGAAACATCAGAACCATCAGATGATGTTATTGTTAATCCACCATCAGTTGCTGAAACTCCTAAATCAGTAGTAACATTATGATTTACATCTGTATTTTTAGCTGTATTTGCAGTTATAGCACTCGCTTGAGCTGAAGTAATACCAGTTTTGCCACTATTAGTTGAAATAGCAGTTGATTGAGAACTAGTTATACCAGTCTTATTAGTATTATTCGTAATTGCACTAGCTTGACCAGTCGTAATTCCAGTTTTAGAAGTATTCGCTGTAATTGCTGAAGTTTGACCACTAGTAATTCCAGTTTTTGCAGTATTAAGAGCTATTGCATCTGTTACTGAAGTATCTAAGTTTACAGTTGCATCTCCTGTATCACCTCCAGATACATTAATGTTAGTTCCACCAATTACTGATGTAATATCTCCAGTTGCTGAAGATAGTGCTGTCCAATCTGATGCTAATGTACCATTACAAACCATCAATACATCATTTGCAGTATTGTAATATATTCTCCCCTCAGCAGGTGTGGGATTTGTACCTAAGTGTTGCACAACCATATTTTGTGCTTGATTTCCTTGTAAGTCTATGTTACCATGTACTTCAAGGTCGTGTAAGAATTTAATTGCCATTTTTTTGTTTTTTTATTATTATTTATTATTAATTGAAATATGCCTTTCCTGAGAAAGTAGACTTAAAAGTAAGTGTCGTTTGATTTAAAGAGTTGTAATCTACCTGCCCAATTACAACCGTTCCTGCTGAATCTACCACTGCAACAGCACAGTATTTATCTAAATTATGAGTTACAACCCAAACCGAAGAAGTAACATTTTGAATGTGAACGTAGTTTTTATCTGATGATGCTCCCATTAAAGGAGCATAAGGAGTCCATTTCATCTCCCCAGTACTGTCGGTTATTAACATCTCGTTTATAATCTCAGTTTTAGATATACTAAAAGAGAAACCAGTACTATAATCAGTAACATCTGTAGAGGTCATCACATCCTCTAAAGTAACAACTCCAGTTTCAGAAGATCTAGTTGAAGTGAAGTCAGTATGCCCATTCAACGCAGTATGTAACGCAGTGCTAACCTGAGAAGATGTTGATCCTGATCCTGATGCAGTCACATCTACAGCTATAACTCCATTGTAACCTGAAGGAGTAGCCATAATAGTAGCAGCAGTTATCTGAAAATAAACAGCATACTTTAAGGCATCATAATTGCTATATACAGTTATATGCCTATGTTGTAAATCACCAGCTATATCTGCTCTACAGGTTATAGCTGTATCTGTAGAGTAATTACCTTTTACCCATTCTACCTCATTATTGCTATTCTTAGTAGATACACTCCTAGCTCTAGCGGGAGCAAACCCTTTAGGTTTATGTATTTGTGAATCTGCTAAATTATTATGATTTTTCATTTATTAGTATGTTATTATTCCATGTCTCTTGCTCACGCTTCCTGAGCTGCATGATCCACAGCAGCCACACCCTCCCCATTCTGGATATAATGATGAATTAGCATCTAAATATAAGTGCATTTTCTTTTTAAAAGTCTCTGCTTTTTTATATGTTTCTTGCCTTAAATAGTTTAATTTTTTCTCACTAACAGAACTTGTGAAGTCAGCCATATTGTCTACAACCCCCTGAGATGTTGTGTTATAAGTAATGTCTGGTAAAACCTCAAATTTCACGCAAAACGCTAAATAATCCTTAATGTAATTGTTAGTTAATGTAGCATACGAACCTCCAACACAAAGATTATATAAGTCGTCTCCTAAAAATGGTTTAACATGATTAAGCTCAGCTATCTCAATAAAAGTTGACTTTATTAAATGCGTATCGAAATTTGCATTAGTCATTGCTCTGCTCACTACTTCGGCTCTAGTTATTAGCATCTTCTTCTTTTTTATCGGTTGATGGATCTTTTACTTCCTCTTTCTTTGCCACTGATTTCTCAGCGATCAACTCCTTAAGCTGGTCGTCTGTCAGTTCAGGTAAATGGAATATTTCCCTACCCTCTCTAATTGTAATAAATTCAGCAGGATTAATTGTCCCCAGTAAAGAAACAGGAGGTTTAGTGTAGAATCGCAGATCAGTAGCTACAATCCCTCTCTCCGTTTTTAATATCTTTTTTAATACCTTCAGGAACATTTGCTGAGGTTCTTTAATAACCGTACTCATGGCAATATCATAAGCAGTAAGTATTTGTTGATTATTTCCCAACTGACCTGCCACCTGAATCCCTGATAATGCAGGATTCCATCTGTGAGCAGATATTATATTGTCATTTGTGATTTTTTGTAGCTCCATAAAAGAACCATCACTTGTATCGTTAATTATTTGAACATTTGTAGCATCTCCATCACCATTCTTAGCAATGAATAATATTTTTGCAGTGTCTGAAGCTCCAGTTAGCTTCGCAACAGCGTCATCTATAAAGTCTTGAGCCTCAGATTCCCCCATATCAGCGTTCAGCTCAACGATTGCACTAGGCATAAATCCGTTTTTGAAGCGTGTAAGATTATAGACTCCTATCTGATTTGCTATACGAATATGATCTAAAGCTGCACAATAATCTGGCATACCATAGTAATAATAAGTACTCTCATAGTCAGAAAAATGAATCATTGTACGGTAAACATCCCCATCTTTCTTGAAATCAGGATAGATTGGTACTTTCCTCATGTCGTCTGGGTATCTCCTTGCATTTTCCCAGTCTGGGTGCAATAATATATGCTTACCTTTTTTATGAACCCTAGCTGTAGTTCCGTCTTGATGGAAAAAGTTTATATAGCCTTGTCCAGACACGACCTCCATATAACCATTACCTAACTTCCAATAATCCGATAAAACCTTCCTAGCAACATCATCCATGGATTCTCCATACATATTAACGTCATCCAACAAGGATTGTAATGCCTTATTATTAGTTCTCAAACCCTCCCCTATACTGAATGTTGTTTTAGTACCAAGTATTGCCCTATGCGTAGATGCAGCCCTTGAAAGCTCTGATAATTCCTGTGGGAATAAATTGTCCTTACCGAAAGGAATCCACTCATCCCTTAATGTATCTGATGAGTTAGGTTCTTTTGGTACTTCCTTTGCTACGTCTTTCGAGAATGAATACCCTAATATTTTAGGACTCTTCTTCGTCTGTAGTGTACTCTGTTGTTTTTTTCGGCTCATCTATTTTAACTTTTTTCTTTGTTTTTATTTTTGACGTATATTTCTTAACGATCTCCTTTTCAGGTACAACAACCTCATCAATATCTAAGCTAACATAAGGTTTGCCTAAATTATATATCTTACCTAACACCTTTTGGCTTAAGTTTGAAGAAAAATCCACTAATATAGTGTTTTTACCAAAAACAACCTCATCACTATCATTAGAGACAAAGTATTCTTTATTGAATTTGTATTCCATAATGTATTTATTTGTGCAAATATATAAAAAATTATAAGAAAAGGGGGATTTCCCCCCTTTTTCTCATAAAAAAGTTAATTACTAGTCAGTGTACCAAGCAAGAGTAGCACCTGTAGAAGGCTGATACATGTCAATTAGATTGGCAGCAGCATTAGCAGCATTAGTATTGTTGATTAAAATCAACGCCTCTCTTGGGTATTCAGCTTGAACTCCAGCTAATTTAACCAAAGTACCATTTGCATCTTGTAACCCCATTCCTGTAGTTTGCTCACCTGAAGCAAATTCTAAATATGCCTTATCTTCAAATACTTTATCATATCCTATAAGGAAGAAATAAGTTTCTGGATCATCAGCATCACAATCATCAGCATAAGTTTCACATAAAGCGTGAATACCACAAGACTCAGTTAATTCTCTAAGTCTAGTGTTAATTTCTTCAGTGATTTTTGGAATATAAAATTCTAGTTCAATATTAACAAGAGTTGAACCATTCTCTCTAGTTGCATTTGCATTGAAACCAGCAGTTCCTCTGTCAAATTCAAATTCATACCAGTTATTAGAAGGGAAAGTAATAAATTCACCATTAGCATGATAAGTAACTGCACCTATACCTCCTGTGATTAAACCTTTTTCCATTAACCAGATTCTTTTTAGACCACCTCTTCGGTTTCTATCGCAACATATAATTGCGTGTCCTTGTGTTAAAGCCATTTTTTTGTTTTTTTATTAGTTTATAAAAACCTTTTGGGGGTTTTGACACCCCCATAAGATAGATTAATTATTATGAGTGGATTGAAGTTACAACCATTCCTGGCTCTTTTACCTCAACACCTAAGGAATACAACATTCTGAATCTGTTTTCCTTACAATCTCTGTTATACCACATGTCAACATCTTGTGCTAAGAAATCAGTACCAACAGTAATGTTGTTTTCAGCAGTCCATATTGCAGCCATAGTTTCAGTTCCTAAATCAGGAGCATTTCCATTAGCCATATTTGCTAAAGCACCAGCATGAGCAGCAATGTCAATATCCCAAGAATTTTGAACAACTAAAGAAACACCGTCAAACTTCAATGAACCAACGCCATTTTGTAAGTCAGCATAAGCAGCAGTATGTGCACCATTACTTGCTCTTAATTCTTTTGCGTAAGAATCAGCGAAAGCTCTTGAACAGTAAATGATTTGATTGTCAGCAGTTGCTAATTCAGTTGAACGAGCAGCTAACATAGCTTCTAAGTGAGTTATTGTTGCAGTAGCACCTTGAAGTAAGCATTGTCCAGCAGGAAGTGTACCTGCACCCTTAGCTGTATCTAAAGCTTTCCAAACACCATTACATAATGCTTGAGTTCCAGCTCCATTAGCAGTATCACCCCACCATAAGATAGTAGAGAAATCTCTCATTATTCCTTGCATAACGATAGCAGAAACAATTTCCATAAATATAGTACCTGTTAAATCATATCTTGAAATTCCTTTTTTAAGTAATTGAGATTTGATGTGAGATAATAATCTTGTTCCTTGTTGTGCGTGCTCAACTTCTAATCTGCATAGAGTTAAGGTTACATTACTGTTTGCAGAACGAGTGTCGTCAGCAACAAAGCAATCTGCTGATTGATTGATAGCTTTCGTGATGTTCTTAATAGAAGTATATCTATCTAATACGATAGAAGCTCCAGATACATCAGTAATAACGTCCATCCCTCTTAGGTGGTTGTTCTCGAAGAACAATGGCTCTAAGAAATACTTTTGTGCATCCTCTTGAGACCAAGTTAAACTTGTGTTAATTAAATTTGCCATTTTTTAGTTTTGTTTTTTGTTTGTAAAATATACTGTCTTGTCTTCAGCTAGTTGGTTAGCAAAAATAGCCCACGCATCTTCTGATTTAGCCTCAGGAGTTGGGTTAGGATCTTTACTAGGCACAACTGCGGTTGGAGTTCCCTCCATTTTAGCAACTTTAAAAGTAGCAATTTCTGCTTCTAGTGTTGCAATGTAACCATCCTTTTCAACGATTGAACCGTTTAATTCAATAACTGCTTTGCTAGACTCTTCGATAGACTCTTCTATAGCACTCATTTTCTCAGACACTTCTTTGTTGTCCAGAATTTTTACTTCTTTTGCTTCTGCTGTTTTATTAAACATTTCAGAAATAAAAGATTTAAGGTTTTCAAATTCCTTTTCCATATTCTTTTCTTTTTTTTGATTATTAAATAAATTTTCTACAATACTTTTGTTTTTGTAGTCGTACTTCTTAATATCAAACTTAGCTGCCATCTTTATAGGCTCTTCTACTAAGTTGATAAAACCTGCTTCTTTCGCTTCTGTACTATTAAACCAAGTTTCCTCATCCATCCAAGAACGGATTTGTTCCTCTGATTGCCCAGTTTTTGAAACATATATACTAACAAGCCTATCCCCCATTTTATCCATGAGTTCAGCAGCTTTTCTTAAATCATCTGATCCTCCCATAACTCCACCACCTACATTGTGTATCATATATAGTGAGTTTTCACTCATAACTACTTCATCAGCAGCAAGTGCAATAACACTAGCCATAGATGCAGCAATACCCTCTATACGAGAAGTTACTTTTTGTGGCATCCTGTTTATAGCATCATAGATAGCTAAACCATCTATAACAGAACCCCCTGGTGAATTTATCCTTAATAGAACAGATGTATCATTAGGGATGTTCTTTATCTCATCAATAAAAGACTTGGCATCTACCCCCCACATACCAATTTCATCATATATCATCACCTCAGTCGTTTGACTTTTAGCAATATTTTTTATACTATACCAATTCATAAATACAATATAACACATTATATTTGATATATATTGGAAGTTACTGGAATAAACTTACTTTAAAGTCATTTTTATGCCAAATAATTTGGTAGTCTCAATAAAAGGTTGTTATATTGCAATATATTAATCATTAAAAAAATAAAATATGGGGAAAATGAAAGAAGTGTTTGCTCTACACCAACAAGAGCAAGATCAGTTTGAAAAGTATTACGGAGAAATGTATAAGATAGCATATACAATGGGAGTTGAAAAAAAACAACTAAAAGAACTTATTGATCAAAGTCAAAAAGAAAGTAAAATAACTAATAATTTAAAGAAATAAAAAATGGCAGAAATTAAAGCAGCAGAAACTAAAAAAGACATATTAAGACGATTATTTATAGCAAATAATTTAGTAAAAGAAGATGTGTTTAAACATGCTCACTATACAATAATAACTAGAGCAGGTATAGATAAAATTCAAGCAGCTCAGAATATTGAGATAAAATATGAGATAGCAAATCTTTCAGAGCAACATGATCATTGTTTAATAAAAGCTTACGGAAAAATGGGTGAAAGATATATAGAGACTTTTGGTGAGGCAAGCCCTAAAAACAATAAAAACGCATACCCAGTAGCCATGGCAGAAAAAAGAGCAATGAGTAGAATTGTTTTAAAATTATCTGGTTTCTATGAACATGGTTTCTTTGGAGAAGATGAATCAGATGACTTCAAAAATAAATAAGGTGAAAGATTGGATAGACGATATATTAGAGGAGGACGAGCAATGCACAATGTGGCAGATAGGTTTTATTGAACAGCTTATGATTACCTCCTCTAGTAATTGTTCTTATACAAATATTAGCTTAAACGATTTAACATATAATGAAGCACAAGATATAATAGATGATTTATATGAAAACAATAACCCAACTGATACAAGACAACAATATGAAAAAATGCGAAGAGCAGGAGTTTTTAAATAAAGCTGATAGTTTCAGAAAGATACTACACTATAATAACAGAATGATTAAACGTGATATACCTGATTTAGTAGATCACATCCCAATGGAAGATTATATTATATTCTTATCTAAAATGCCTTTAAAATTATGGGCAGAAAAGCCAATCCTTTATTACGATTCAAATAAATGGGATGCACTCGGTTTTTTAGGTGAGAGAATACACAGTTCTACAGCTAGAACAAAATATTTACAATTATGTTTTAGAAAAGCAGGATTGAATATTTTAGAAGTAATAGATAATGAAGATGATCGGTTTAAAAGATTCACCAACAATAAGGAGAGATTTTTAGCTGCACTACATTATATTGAGGAAAAATTCAAAAAAGTAAGAGAAAAAGATTTAGTGGATCTTTATAAAAGATCAAAAACATTATGTGATGAAGTATATTATTATGAATAGTCAGGAAAAAGCTGTAGTGGATATAGTCTGTGATGTTTCAGGCCTTTCTTTGGATCAGATTCAAAGCAAGAGCAGGAATAGAAAATATGCCTACACTAGGTCGGTCTTAGGTTATATATTAAGACGTATAGTCGGATGTACTTTAATACGTACAGGGGAAATTATAGGCAGAGACCACTCTACAGTTATTTATTATGAAAAGACTTATGATGATAATCATAAATATGATAAAGAATATTATACCTTTGCAAATAAAGTAGAGGAAATTTATTCAGAGAATTTCACAGCTATAAGACTACAATTAGTTAACGACAAAATAGCAGACCTTAAACTAAGATTAGATAGCTTAAAATCAAGAAGACGTAATTTAATAAAAAAAATGGGTTAATGGAACGACCAATAATAGTTCCAAAATTTAAAATTTATAAAATGGAAGAAAAGCAGTATGTAAACGGAATGATTATCAAGGAGAAGTCTTTTGATAACGGAGGAACTCAGCTTAGGATGAGTGTTAAGACTGACGACCTAACAAAGCAATTAAAAGAGCTTGATGATAATGGTTGGGTAAATTTAATTGTAAGCAGAAGAAAAGAGCCATCAGATGCAGGGGTTACTCATTATGCTTATGTAGATACGTGGAAGCCTACAGAGAAGTCTGGACAAACCTCAAAGAAGAAGGCAGCAGTAGAAGAAGATGATGATCTGCCATTCTAAATAAATAATGGGGGTGAAATTCCCCCTATATTTAACTCAAAAAAACCAAACATGGAAAAACCAACTGAAAAACCAAATTACTACGCAATAATTCCTGCCAATGTTAGATATTGTAAAGAATTAACCCCACTAGAACGATTATTATACGGTGAAATAACTTCTTTAACTAATTTTAAGGGGTATTGCTGGGCTACTAATAATTATTTTGCCCAATTATATAGCAGAAGTAAGGGAACTATTAGTAAAAGCATTAATAAACTACAATCTTTAGGCTTTTTAGAAATAAACATTATACATGTAGGTAAAGTTGTCGAAAAAAGAATCATAAAAATAAAAGAAATGCCTCAAATAACTAACATTAATACCTATACTCATAAAAGCTTAGGGGGGGTAACGGAAAACCAGAAGGATAATATAAAACTTAATAAAGATACTCCAAATAAAAAAGCTTTGGCTGAATTAAAGGAGAAAAAAGAAGATTTATTTAATCAGTTTTGGATTAATTATGACTTTAAGAAAAGTAGGGCATTATGTTATTCTAGGTTTATGGTTTTAAGTTTAGAAATATGTGAGACGTGTGTTACGGCTGCTAAAAAATATTCAGATTCAGTTACAGATGTTAAATATAAAAAACATCCAGGCACTTGGTTGAATCAACAATGTTGGGATGATGATATAGATGGATCATCTGATGGAACATTTACAGGAGGTAAATTTGATGGAATGGTATTTTAATATGAATATAAGACAAACATCAATAGATTGCTATAATCAAATAAAAAAAGAAGGATTATTAAGTAAAAGAAGATTTGAAGTGTATGAGGCATTATTATCTTCAGCTCCCTGCACATCTTCAGAAGCATTAAGAAACGCTAACACTACATTTGGAGTTTTCGGAGTTAGTTCAAGATTTACAGAACTTAGAGATCTAGGGGTTATATATGAAAAAGGAGAAAAGACATGTAGCATCACAGGGAGAAATGTTATAGAATGGGACTTCACAGATAAACTACCTGTCAAAATAAAAAAAACCACTACTACTAAAAAACATAGAATTGATAATACTTTAAATTCTTTGCGTGAATTATATAAAAACAAAAACACTAGCACAGATGAAGATTGGGTAAAAGTAGCTGACTTAATAAATAATATATAGAATATGACATTTCACGAGAACGGCATAACAATAAAGAGAAGTTCAGGACAAGTGAAAACACAATGTCCTAAATGCTCTCAAGAGAGAAAAAAGAAAGGAGATCCTTGTCTTTCGGTTAATATAGATGAAGGGGTTTGGAATTGCCACAACTGTGGATGGACAGGAGGACTAAAAAAACAAAACAATTATATGCAAGAGAAAGCTTACGCATTACCTAAAATTATAGACACTCAACCTGAATATTCTGAAAGACTACTTAATTGGTTTAAAGATAGGGGAATATCAAAGCAGACTGTAATAGACAATAGAATAGGTGAAGGCAGGGAATACATGCCACAAATAGGGAAGGAAGCAACTACAATTCAGTTTAAATATTATAGAAACAGTCAGTTAATCAATGTAAAGTATAGAGATGGGGCTAAGAATTTTAAATTAGTTAAGGATGCAGAAAGGATTATGTACGGATTAGATGATTTGCTAGGGAAAAAGTCTGTTATAATTGTTGAAGGGGAAATGGATAAGTTGGCGTTTTATGAAGCAGGCTTTAAGAATTGTGTTTCTGTTCCTAATGGTGCTAGTAACTTAAAAATGGAATACCTAAAGGATTTTCCTGAGAATTTAGAGAGAGTTTATCTTGCTGTAGATAATGATGAGCCAGGAAAAAAACTACAAGAGGAATTATCAAGAAGAATAGGTAGAGATGTATGCTATAGAGTTACATATCCTGAGGGATGTAAAGACATTAATGATGTATTAGCTAAATATGATGCTGAAACAGTAGAGCAATGTATAGATCAAGCTCAGGCCTACCCATTAGAAGGCGTATTAAACGTAAATGATTTTAACGTAGATATTGATACATTGTATGAAAACGGCTTACAGAGAGGATCTACTGTTAATCATAGTTCGTTTGATGATCTGTTTAGTTTTGCCTCATCACAACTTACGGTTATAACAGGAATACCTACTCATGGTAAAAGTAATTTTTTAGAGCATCTTGCAATAAGATTATCCTCTCAACATGGATGGAAGTTTGGTGTTTTTAGTCCTGAACATTATCCTATGCAACTCCATTTTTCAGTTTTAGCAGAGAAACTTATAGGAAAATCTTTCAGAAAGATCACTAGATACGATAGGATGACTAAAAATGAATTACATTCAGCTAAAGATTTTATTGCCGAACACTATCATTGGATTAGACCTGATGGAGATGTATATACAATAGATGCTATCCTTGAAACAGCTAAAGGATTAATAAGAAGGCATGGTATAAATGCTTTAATTATTGATCCGTACAATAAGATTGATGCTAATATTGGAGGTCAAAATGAAACTAATTTTATCAACAAGTTCTTAACTAAATTAACTATCTTTAAACAGAAATATGACATTCATATATTCCTTGTAGCTCACCCAAGAAAAATGATGAAGAAAGATAATGGCCTTTATGATGTGCCTAGTTTATATGACATAGCAGGTTCTGCTAATTTTTATAATCAGGTTGATAACGGAATTACGGTTTATAGGGATTTTAAAAACCACCTAACTGATGTTCATGTGCAAAAAGTTAAATTTAGACATATTGGAGAACTAGGCAAAGTTCAGTTCAAATATAACCTGCAAAACGGAAGGTATAGTGAGGTCGGAGAACCATTAGATCATAGTTCTTACATTAGTGGAGGTCAAGAAAGTATGATTTTATAGTGCTTATGTCAAAAAAAAATTGTATCATTGCAACATGAAAAGAAACGAAAACGAATCTTACGAGGACTACAGGAAAAGAAGGTCGGAAGACAATACTAGAACTAGGAGAAGAATGAAGGGTATTAAAGTTTGGCCTGGCGACTGGGGGACGTATGATTCAAAGGTAGATGGAGCAATAGAAACTAGGTTAAAGTCAATAATGGATAAAATGAAGGAGAAAGATGAGGAAACCAATATATAGAGTGATAGTTGATTTTGAATATAGGAACAAAGGGAAGGGAAATTACATTAAAACAAAGATTATAGCAGATCAAATAGATACATTTGCCCTATCAAGAGATGAGGATGAAATTTACAATCACATTAAAAGTAAAATATTTAGGCAAATAAAAAAGAAAGAAGATGACGTTAATATTGAAATTAAAAACATAAATATAGAAGGGCGTTACGGAGAAACAAACTATTAATAAAAAATACTCAGGAAACAATTTAATAATAAATAAAGGGTAAGACCTA